TTGGAAAAAAGGCTTTGCCTATCAAGAAACTGATGACTAACATCAGTATTTTTCAATCTTGATGGTAGAAGGACTAAATCCCCAACTCCGGCCATCCCGGAATTGTTTAGAGAATCACTGTACTGTTAATCCAGTGATGATATATACACGTGGCGCATTCACGAAGTAGAAGACGTCGTAATCGACGTTGGCTGAAACAAATGTTTTAAGGCATGTTGTGGCAGGTCCACGTGCAGTGACGCCAGCACTATACCATGATATACGCATAAGCTTTGTAGTGTCGTCATGTGTTGAGGTGTTGCCAGCCGTAGGGTAATGTGGCGCACCACCTGACGCCCTAAAACGGCTTTGGTATGGGACGATAAAATCTACCACCCCAAGTGGATCTGTAGATGCTGCCATACCTGTCATACCTTTGTGAGTATCAAAATCATAATGCGTGGCAATGGTTTTACTCACAGTATTCATAGTGGTACCCTGCAAATTCACAGTAGTAGTATTCCAACTAACAGCTCTTGGCATAGGCTTAGAAACCGTAATGTGTGGACTAGGTGTTCCAGCTAACAATGGTGTTATTTTCCATCTATATCCACCTCGTTTCATAGCAAACGCTGCAGCAGCCCATACACAAGGTGGAGTGCTGTGGAAGTTAAAATCAGATACAAGGGGTTGTGCCATATATGCAACCTTAGCGAAGGCAGACTTCAGATACGCATTAGGTGGTTCATACCCGAAAGGTTTCGGTTCTGCTGACATGGTCACTCTGTTTAAAAATATGTTAGCATTAGTTACTGCTGAACTCGCTGCAATTATTGGTCCAGGTGTAGACCTATGACACAACGCCCTCAGACTCACCACTTCCTCACCCATATACTCCCGAATAGGTCGCTTGTTTGGCTTCAAAGGCTCATATATGTCCGTGACACCCGATAGTTTCTCTGATTGATAACTCCATGGAGACACCAGTGATAAACGATTAGTAACAGATGACTCTTCATCAAAACTAGGGCCCAACGGTCTCGCTAATTCCAAATTCTCCACATGCACTGTTACCAAAACAGTCACCCCTGGATCCGCTGCCATAGTTGCACTGAGCTTAGTATGTGCCACTAAAGTCAACTTACCCATATGTGAATCCCTATCGAAAGTCGCATATATCCCAGTATTCGAAATATTATAAGAATTCGAAATATTACTACTGGATCGTATGTTCTTAAAGGCCAAATGCGAGTCGTATGGAATTCTAACCTGCATCCTAGTATCGACACTTATGTCCCACACACAACTACGGTTATATGCATCACTAACCAAAGCAGATCCCAGTGGATCATAGAAAATACGTATCTGCCCCCTGTGCATCTTAGAAGCCACAGCTTCAAAGGTATAAACGACATCACCTCTCCATAAATGAAATAAACTAGCAAAGTATGCCGCAGGTGTAAATTGAATAGAGGTATAGGTTGAGCCCAAGTTACCCGTATGTGTGCCACAAGCATGATTAAAAGGTGACACATTTATCAAAGATAACACAGAACCAGGCTCAGTACCATTATTCCAAGTAAAAGAACTAGCCAAAGAAGGTATGGCACCCAAGGTTTTAATATCCATCTCATCATGATATCTTTTAGGCAGTAAACCACCTACCACAGTTGGATTGCTAACAACAGATAAAGACTCGCTTGCAGTCTCTTGATCTGAAGAAGTTAAGCCCGGAAAACCCTCCGGCTTAGTTGATCCCACGCGCATGTGTGTGTGCGGATTAGAAAATCCCGTTGCGCGTACTAAGGCACCCAAGGCCAACAATCCAGCAGATTCAGCAGTTTCACCTTTAGCATCCTGGGCAGCACTAACTAGTAAATCAGAAATGCTAGTGGCACCAGAAGCCTCTAACTGATCTTGCACTGTAGCACTCTGATAGTTTGCTGTTCTATCTGCCAAAACAACATCATGCAATGAAACGTAAATCTGCACAGTGACTCGCTCGATAGGCGTTGCACCGATGCACTCCAACCTAGTGGGTGAGTATAACGTAAAGGCTGACATGGGAAAACTCGGATACGTGTCCCTATCCAATCTGTCTGCAGGGAAGATTATTGGGACAATCATCTCACCAGAAGTACACTCTGTTGGATAAACACAGATATTAGGTCTCTGAGAATACGCTATCATATCTGGTAAGTCTGCTGTCTCAGTTAAAACGGATCTTATCTGCCCACCAAAGTTAATACCACTGGCTAAACCATCATATCCGGGGCGATAACTTAAGCAAAGCTTACCATATTGAAACGGGGATCCAGTAACCACCATATACACTCGTATATTAGCAGATAAGGTGTGGTAGCCAGCTAGTTTCTTTAGAACAGGAGTACTACCCAAATATAAAGACACCAAATCATAAATTGCCAGAACATTGCCGTCAGTCCTTGCCCAATCAAAAGTTACTAGCTTTAATGGACGTGCCAGGAAATCTGTTATAGAATCAGTCGGTTCACCAGCGGTACCAACATCGAATTTAGCACCCACTCTATCGACTGCATCATTAGTTATTTTTATAAATTGTGCGGGTTCCATTTATGTACATCACTTAGACCCATCCGTGATGTATTTTTTCACTACTTAGTATACCAGCCTGAAGATTCCTTCTTTTTGGGGATTGCCCATGGTAGCTCTATATGATATCCTCTCACTATCTAGTAGTATCGATAGCTAAGTAACTATACCATACGGGAAAGTTTTTAGTGTTTCATCACCCCAACTCCATTAAGCACCTGTTGTAGTCAGTGCACCCCTCCCTTCCGCTCAGGAGACATTAGCGCCGCAAGGATTTAATGCGGTCTTCAACGGGCATGTTTAACGTCTTGCCCCCAAGACAGAGTCAGCATTATCTAGCAAACTGAATGAATACCAAGCCCCCTGCACTCCCAGGGGCAAATAGTGCCATTGACATAGCACCCGTGGCTGTGCTCTAAGTCACGCAGAACACTCCAAGCTAATAGATGCATAAAACCGCCACCCAAAACAAAATTATAGGCAGCATGCACTGCAATAGCCGTCTTATAATCCAAATCCATCCAGAATTTATGCAAATAGCAAACAACGAGCCTAACTAAAATGATGTATAATGCCCAATCAGAAGCGCAGCAATAAGTATAGAACTCACACGCTATAAAAATATATGCCACATATTTATTGGTTCGTTTGAGGCTCTCTTCAAATAATGGAGCCACTATAACTAACTCTATGAATCTAATTAAATTGAACATGGCTATATCCGATTGGCAATCAGCATTAATGGTAAATATATTCAGATTTAGGGTAGCTGCAAACCTCTCTACACCCGCTGAATCCATATCATACTGCAACATAAACGCTACAAAAGTGGGGAAAATTGCACCATTCGAGGTATCCACCACGTTACTAATGATTTGGCGAATATGATCACCAGTTACCCCGCTATGCGATAAGGTTGAACGCCAAACAGCGCTTAGACTATCACGCGATTGCTCAGCAACAGTAACATTCTTCGATCTCACCCATATGGTTAGCGTTTTAACGATGGATTGCATGCATAATGGTGCAAAGCAATAATCACGACCCTCATAAGTGCGAATTTCAAATCTCCGCTTTAAGAATTCCACTTCACCAATTGAATCCAAATCCCCACCCACAATGCAGGTTTTATCGGCTTTCGTATAAACAACACCTATCTCTAACATAGATTCCGCCATTGTTTTGTAGTTCAATCGTTCAGCTTCAAATATACCCATTATGTTGTCATCCCCATAGGTCATGAGAGATACCTTATAGAAGAAATCACCCAATTCTCCTCCACGCCTTTGCCATGTGTACATAACGTAGAAGATATTCGCCAAACAATTAGTATGAACTGTGAGAGGATGTCCCGAGGGATTTGACCCGTACAATATAAAATGATCACCATCTATATCACAATTCGGATTAATTATATCATACATCAATGTATAACAAGCTCTCCTCTGTTCCAACGTGTATTGACCGCAGCAAAACAAAATGACCATTTTAAACAAAAAGGCATAATACGTAACAATAGTCATCATTGATATATCGAATCCCTTATAATCACCCGCCATTAAATTCCTATCACCATGCTGTGTAAGAAAATTGTGCAGACGGAACCACTGTGTTGATTCAGCATTCATACCTGGTGCAGACATAAATAAAAAAGGGTTTCTTTGAGCTATTCTAGCATACGGCAGGAAAAACATACGTATCAATATCGTTAGGTCCAAGTTAGAACACATAAAAAGCCGAGGTCCTTTTCCATCCGGAAGATTCTTCTCTGCTGCAAGTGGCTCATCTTTCAAAGATGCTTTGAAAGGTAAATTGGTACGCTCTCCAGCAATCAGTTTATCAATATAAAACAAATGATCATCATATTGCTTCCGTTTGAGCGAATAACTGATACCATCGAAATTGAGGACTGATTTCTTAACCACATTATAGGGTCTACCAGCACTCGTGCTCATATTCATCGAATCTATATATTGTACTTGAGGTATCCCGTTGATAGTAGCATGCAGATCTAAGGGTTTTAAGATCTTCTCTAGGTGTGGTTCAACCTCCTTAAGCTTTGGTATAATATGACCACATAGTGCTGAAAGGCTTTTCCTAAAGTAATAATGCACATCATAATTTTTCATCTTACCCAATTTATCCAAGAAATATCTTTTCGGCCTATAATCAAATTTTGGTGCCACCTTTAACTCCGAAATACCCAATTCCCTAACTATCGGCATAAACACATCCCGATACGGAGTCTCTTGAACAAGCGTTTTAGGCTTAGGGGTGAACGCGCCTATATCTCTCCCTATATACTGTGTATTTCTCTGTAATAGGGGTTCTACCCCCTCAATTGGGTAATAAGGGCAGCGCTTGTCCATCATGCTATAAGAACAAACTCTACCATCTTTATCCGTAAAAGTAGGGTCACCACAATCCACAATGCCTTCCTCTACCCCCAATTGCTGCAAAACGGCGATCTGAAGGGAAGACACAGCTTTGGTTACTATGGACCTATCAAGTGTGGGACAAATCCCAGTATAAGGTACACCATTCGTGCCAGCTGTGTGAAACCCAATTATAGCTAACCCATTCGTAAACTGGCCAATCACGACACTGCCAGAATCACCAAATATAAGACCAAATTGATTGCTAGTATAGGAAAAACAATTCTTACCAAGTAAATGAGGAGCCGTTTTGAGGAAAGCTTTAAGTACTGGAGCATGTACGCTCTCATTACCAAAAGCCACTGCATCGAAGGGAGCTGCTATAGGCATATCGCCAGCTGCTTCATTACAATTCGGAGAAGGCTTTACACATAATACATATACAGCTTCAGGCTTAGCATTATGCTGATTACTATCAAGAAAATATGGCATGATATTATGACCTAAGGAAGTCGTTGTCTTAATTACTAACAAATCATTACTTTTATCCTCAACCCATGTATCACCCCTTTTCGCACTATGTAACAATATTTCACTTTGCACAGATCTATATTCACATGCTGGTAATACAATCTTTATAGTCATAGCGTTACCTACATGGGCTATTGAATGAGCAGCCGTCATAACGTATTGACCACATAAAAAACCAGTTGCCCTTGTCATCTGGCCAGTGTATTGCCCATCTGTAGCCTGGAAATACAACATAACAACATTCTTGCGCAATGAATTAAGTCTACCTCCAAATGATGACCCACTCAAAGTCTTACTCTCAGGTGATAATGCATTCAAAGTACGGGGTCCAGCCCACACGTTTCGGGGTGGTTCATTACCAGTAACGTTGGGCACTTCTGGATCAACCTGAAATTGTGCTGGTATCAATTTAGAAAATGTAGAGCACATTATTATCGCCCCAGTTACTATGCATATAGCTCCACACACGCGCTTATAATTAATTCTCCGTATCGCTGCGCTCGCCAACTTGAAACGTTGGCGAGTTGTGTGTAACCACCATAAATTGCATAATATTGCATGAACAACATCCAAACATGTGCAACAGGTTATGAGTAATTGATTATAACAAAATACAACCCACTCCCTTATACAATTACCAAAATAGACCAGCACATTAAATACAATATAACTCGAAAGAACAGCACAAATTGCCGGTATAAAACCGTATTCCAACATGTAACTCTGGAATTGCGCAGGCTGGATCTCGCCGTCACTATCGATCGGCTCTGCACTTCTGAAAAACTGCTGGGCCTCTTCCTCAGACAACATTGGTTCCGCAATAGCGTGTGCCTTTATCAATGGCTCATCAACCTGAGGGTTTGTGTTCCTCATTGATCGCATCTTAGAAATAACATCTAAAACCCAATTCTTAGGTGCTATGCAAACCTGCTTTATTCTTTTATAGCGCTGCGCATCTAACATAGGGGTTAGATTTGGCTGCGAAAATTTAAATAGCCTTGAAAACCAATGCTCTTTAGGTTGGGTTACCACAGCAGGAGCAGGTGATTCATGTTCCTGATCACAATCCCAACAATTGTGTAATCTACAATACTGTTTTGTTTTAAGAGAATGTGCGGTCTGCATGAATCTGCTCTGATTCACATCATGCGCCTTCGTAGCTTTAGTAAACCAATCACGTAATTTTAATAGAGCATCAGCTCCAACAAATTCCTCGATCGTCACATACTTCGTAACACTATTACCATTTGAATCTGTGCCAATAGATGCAACTTGGACTTGAAAATCCCATAATGAAAAGTCCTCAGTAATCTGCATATTTTCAGGCACTGAAAGGGAGCCCAAGTCTGAATACTCAGGTTTTAATACCACATTTATAACATATTTCAAACGCCTATGCAGGGCCTCGGGATTATTAGTTCTATGATGCGCGTGAAAACCTTTCGTATTTGTTGTTGCTATAACTAGCTTACAAAGAAATGGGTGTTGGCCTTTATTTTCAAGCGCGGCCTGGTCAGGCACAAAAGGCACATTGTTAATGCACCTAATGACAGCTTCAATTGCCTTATCTTCTGCAGGCACACGAGCGGACCCAATATCGTCCAAGATTAATGTGTGTTTGTAAGCACGAAATCCATCCCAGTATTTAGCTGTTGGATTCAGAGTATAGCTGTATTCGTCACCTTCTGGTAGCCCTTTAATTGAGCAGTACCAATGCTTGATAAACTCAATAATATTAGTCTTACCAATAGAAGACTTACCATGAATAATTAAACTTAACGGGGCTTCCCTTGAAGCTTGACCCCTCTGCTCACTTAGCATCTCATTGTATATCGTGCGCAATTCACTCAATTTCTCACCAATTATCTTCTTACCGTGGTTGAACTGGGTCATTCCAATAGCGCGTAGGTGACATTCTCCAGCTTTGATGAGATCATCTGTTAATCTCATGTTAGAGTACAAATCCCCGACTATATCACCTTCAATATACTCCCCATGTGCGCCTCGCGCTAAACACGCTTTAATAGCGGGGTAAGTCCTGACTCTCTTTTGGACGACTTCTGACCACGCTGAAACATCTATATTAGGAAACAAATCCGACCATGTCTTATACTTCCCAGTTACTAAGTCAGAACCCACTGTTTTTAACCAATCTATGCTTTTAAGAACTTGCTCTACGACAGACAAAGTTTGGAGCGAAGAAATATGCAAAGGTAAACGTTCCAACATAACAGGAATGTTGGCCAAAGGTACTCCACCGCTAATATATCCAATAGTTGCAGCTAGGAATATTATTATGTGGACCAATTTGCTTAATAAAAGACCCTTGACTGACGATGTGGTATCAGACAAGATCTTGAAAACTGATTCAAGAGGCAATGCCTGAAATTGAACCTTCTCTTCATCATCAATAGGATCATCATCTTCAAATAGTGTAGTAACATATTGTGACATCATGTTAGTGCACTCACCCCATAATTGTTCGCTCCAACCACAAAAAGGAAGATCTTTATCTGATCTAAAATGTTTGTACATTATACAACATATAACCATTCTGTCTATGTTGCGCGCTCTATACAATAAGAAAGCATAGCTGCAAATCGTTTCTGCTATGTGCAAGCCGATGGTAGAAGGAACAGCACCAAAACTCAATTTATCAACTATAGTTGGCAAACTTTGGAAACATACCCCATTACCTGGACCATACAGTTCCAAGAAGTACAAACACACTTTCTTTTGAACAAGTATAGGATTCCTATGGAAAAACCACGGGGAAACATCATTATTATATTCCCCACGGCATTTATACTGTTTCTTTTTGTGCCTCTGCGTCGTGAGAGTCATACCTGGTAACATATACTTTAAGTCATCCACAAAATACGCATCACAATCACTATTGTGATCATAGGTAAAGCTCTGGTTCTCAGCTGTCATGTTGTGGTCGCTATGCATACGGTTTTCGGCAGTCATATGGCAATCATCACTCCCCGAAGCATAATCTGCAGTCTTGCTTGATTCATCTTCTGTAAACATTGAAATAAGGCTGCAAACGCAAGCATCTCTTAAAGCGATTATATAATCCTCCATATCGAGCCACCCAGCATACAAGAATAAAACTGATACACAAAAGCACGAGTTCACATCTCTGCCAAATCTCCATATCGTATCGGCAACAATAGATTCAATTGTATCTCCCGCACGCGATGATAAGTACGATCGCGGTTTCCACATAAATATCCATGTCTTAAAATCTTGTTCAATATCTAAATACGAACGATACCCACGCAATGTTAATATAGGGAATCTCTCAATAGTAGGATCAACATCAAAGTAAAACGAGCTTGAAGGGTCTGCACCACTCTTAATGAGTGGGTTCGACAGACTCTGCGTATAGGTGCTACCGACCGGATATACCGTTCTGCCGGGAACACCATTATTATCACCACCAACTAAACCATAACCACCATTTATTATAGTGAATGTTTTACCCGATGATACTGGGGGCGAGCTAGGGTGCATCATATTAAGTGCCAACCTAGGGGTCACAATAGGACATCCATCTCCAACAGTGTTTAACTGCGAGACCTCCATGGTACTCAAAGTGAATACCGCAATGACCTCAAACCACAACCCAAAGTGTGTGGACCTAGTCATTCCTGGTTTTGGAAGAAACACATGCTTTCTTTAGTATAAGAGCTACTCCAATATCCATAGAAGTAGATTATACAAGGGTTTACTACCACTAATATGGATTTACGTGAATGGTTGAAAGCTCAAAAACAATACCCTTACCACCTGTGATTTCTGGAAAACCACCACCCCAACGATTAAGGAGTTGGAACCTGACTAAAAGGGGGAAACCGTGTGTATTGTCATCTGTGAGTTCTCTGGGCATTCATCCGCCTCGACTCTTGGGATAATTCAACACGTACCCCGTGACTTCAGATAATATAGAAGTCTTT